GGGCAGAATACTTTATTAAGAATAGTGAATTATATATTGCAAATAAAGCATATACATATAGAGGTGATATAGTTACTAATGATTATTATAGAAAATGCTTTACAGCAAATGAATTACCTAACTTATATTCTTTTTATACATTCTTTGTAAAAAACAGTTCAGTAGCAAAAGAGTTTTTTAATCTACAAAGACAAATTATTAAAAACCCTGAACTTTATGCTAATAATTTTTTAGCAAAACACAAACCAAATATTGTAGGTACAGATGAAGCGTTTGCACTTGCATCAAAAATATTAGATATCACTGATGAGATTGCGTATCCTTTAGAATTTCCTAGAGTAGTACACATGAAGGGAATGGTACAGAATTGGCCATACGGTGCAGATGATTGCTACGATCATATAGGATTTTATTTAAACAAACAAGGAAAATTAAAACTTGGTAATTTTGAACAAACTGATATAGTTCATTATGTTAACAAGGAAACAGTCACGCTGGAAACAGTAAACATATTGGAGGAAATAGCATGGCAGAAAAACAAATAGAAATTCCTGATTTCGACGAATGGATTGCAAACTACAAGCATAAGCCTGTGGCATATAATGCAGCATTTGATGTTGAAACAGGCCGTGTGTTATCTGTAGGTCCAGATCATACTGTAAACGAAAAAGAGTTTGAAAATGTTATACCTCTTGAAGCAGATATTGCTGAAAAAATTATATCTAGCGAAATTAGTATGAGTAAATGTTTTATCGATCCTGACCAAGGCGAATTAGAAATTGTTGAAAGAAGAGATTTGTATAAAATAGATGATGTACTACATAGAATCATTGTTAGAAAATATTCAGAGATTAAAAAACCAGACATTTATTTAGAACACAATGCTAAAACAAATATATTGTCTGTAGAACTTAGTGAAGAATATGGCGGAACATACAAACAACAAAAAGGAATTGATGTTGTAAAAAGAAAAATGTTCTGGAATGGCGAAACACAACTTGATTTTACAATTACAGATTATAATGATCCTAATATTGTAACTGATAATTTTAGTATAACAATTAATGATCTGATTGGTAACAAAGTTGAACTTAAAGAACTTAATATAAACAGGTTCTTTAGCGTATATACAAGACGCTTATTTAAAAACTATATGATTGAGGAAAGATGAAACGGGTAATTGAGTTTGATGTATTCTTTTTGAGTTATGATGAACCTAATGCAGATCTTCATTATGCAGATCTATGTAATAAAGTTCCATGGGCAAAACGTATACACGGTGTAAAGGGTAGCGATCATGCACACAAAGCAGCAGCAGAGCAATCAGAAACTGATTGGGTGTTAACTGTAGATGCTGACAATATTGTGTATCCACAATTTTTTGATATTGAAATAGATATGGACAATCCGGATATAAAAGCATACAGTTGGTGCGGTAGGAATAACGTAAATGGTTTAAGATACGGCAACGGTGGATTAAAACTGTGGAATGTTGATCATGTTAAAAATATGAAAACTCACGAGAACGCTGATAGTGATAGAGCTCAGGTAGATTTCTGTTGGGAAACAGGATACAGAAACTTTCCAAAGACTTTCAGCGATACTGTAATTAATTATAATCCGTTTATGGCATGGCGTGCAGGATTTAGAGAAGGTGTTAAGATGACACTAGACAACGGATTAAAAGTTCCACCACAAGAAATTGAAAAGCGTATATGGTGGCACAACATACATAGACTAGGAATATGGAGCACAATTGGTAGTCATGTTGAAAATGGACTATTTGCAGTTTATGGTGCAAGACTAGGAACATATCTTACAAATTGTACAGATTGGGACCATATACAAGTAAGAGATTTTGAATCACTACGTGAATTATACAATGAGCAATGTAAACAATATGAAGGTGGTGTTGGATTAGAACAAGAAGTAAAACGTTTAGGAACCGAATTAAAAAACCAACTTGGTTTTAATTATCCATATCTAGATGAATCTATGAGCAAATATGTGTTAAACTTATATGAGCAAACTATTGATCTAGCAAAAACGTATTATAGGACTACAGATGATCTATGATTTATTTTATGTCAGTCAAGGCAAAGCAGAACACTGGCAAGAGTTTAAGTCTAGATTCTCCAATGCCCAACTGATTGAAGATGTTGAATCTCTAGATCAAATAAAGCAAAAGACATTAACTAGAATGTTTTGGGTAGTGTGGGATGATATGAAAGTAAAAGATGATTTTGACTTTGAATATCGTGCTACTGAATGGGACCTAGAATACGTTCATGTATTCAAAAATGGCAATCACTTTAATGGTGTTACCCTTATGCCTAAGAATGCTCCAGCATCTAACAAAGAATTCAAGTTCCGATTCTTTATTAACAAAAAAGAAATAGATATAGTAGCCAGCGATCCTAGGAGTATAGGAAGTAGTTTTGATATTGTGTTTATTTCTTACTATGAACCTTATGCAGATAAAAATTGGCAGCGTTTAAAAAGTAGATTCCCAAGAGCAAAAAGAATTTCAAACGTAAAAGGAATTCATCAAGCACATTTAGAAGCAGCAAAAATTGTTGAAAGTGATATGTTCTGGGTAGTAGATGGCGATGCACACATAGTTGAAGAATTTAATTTTGATTACCAAGACCCGGAAATGTATACTGTGCATGTATGGCGTAGTATTAATCCAGTAAATGATTTAGAGTACGGATACGGTGGCGTTAAATTATTACCAACACAGATGACTTTAGACATGGACATGTCTAAACCAGACATGACTACTAGTATTAGCAATAAATTTAAAGCCGTTAACGAACTTTCTAACATAACAGCATTTAATACAAATGAGTTTGAAGCATGGAAAGGTGCATTTAGAGAATGCTGTAAGTTAGCAAGTAAAACTATAAGAGCACAAAACGAACAGGAAACTAACGAAAGGTTGGCTAGGTGGTGTTCAGAATATGGAAAAGACCGTCCGTTTGGCGATTGTGCTATTCAGGGAGCTCTTGCTGGCAGGAAATATGGTGAGACTAATAGTGCTGACCCAGATGCTCTTAGATTAATAAATGACTTTGATTGGTTAAAGGAGCAGTTTGATGCATGACAAAGATAGGATAGAAAAATTTATACCTATCATGGACGAGATATCGCCTACATTCTGTATGGCCAAATGGCATCACACTACTATCTATTTAGGAACAGGAGAAACACATAGTTGTTATCATCCTGCTCCACATAAAATTCCGCTGGAAGGACTAGAAGAAAATCCTAGTCTATTGCATAATACCCCTCAAAAGAAAGCCGAAAGGCAGGCTATGATAAACGGAGAGAAACCTAGCGGTTGTAACTATTGTTGGAATGTTGAATGTATGGGTAAAGATTACATTAGTGATCGTAAAGAACGGAATGCAAGTATACATACACCAAAACGTTTTAATGATATTAAACAAAACCCAATGGCAGATGTTAATCCACAATATGTGGAAGTTAGTTTCGGTAATGAATGTAATTTTAAATGCGGATATTGTCATCCTAAACATTCTAGCAGTTACTATAAAGAAATTGAAAAAGAAGGTCCATACACTATGGTTAAGAATCATAGGAATGATATTGACTGGTTTAAAATACACAAAGATGAAGAAACAAATCCATATGTTAAAGCATGGTGGAAGTGGTGGCCTGAATTGCGTAAGACACTTACAATTTTACGTATTACAGGAGGTGAGCCATTACTACAGCAAAGCACATGGAGAGTATTTGACGAGCTTGAAAAAAATCCTTGTCCTAATTTAGAATTAAACATCAATACTAATTTAGGTGTTAAGCCAATTCTTATTGAAAGGTTTACTGACAAAGTAAACAGTTTAGTTGAAAAAGGCTGTATCAAAGACTTTAAGATTTTTACTAGTATTGATACATGGGGACCACAAGCAGAGTATATTAGAACAGGCTTAGATTTAGAGCTGTGGGAAAAGAACTTAGACACTTACATGACCAAGACTAACATGCCTTTAACATTTATGGTTACATTTAATATTTTAACTGTAACTAACTTTAGTAAACTGTTGCAAAAGTTCTTAGAATGGCGCATAAAATACAACAGTGATAATCAAACTAAATGGCAGCGTATTAGATTTGATACTCCGTATCTGAAAGAACCGTTGCAATATGATATGAATATACTTCCTAAAGATGCATTTGTTCCTTATATGAAACAGCACTTACAATTTATAGCAGAAAATTTAGATGATGCAGACAAACACAAATTTAGTATACTTGAATATGAGAAGTTTAGACGTGTAGTTGATTACATGGCTTCTACAAATTATACTCCAGAGCGTGTACAAGAAGGTCGAAGAGATTTTCATAATTGGTTTACTGAATATGATCGAAGAAGAAATGTAAGTTTTGTAAAAACATTTCCTGAACTAGAGGAATTTTATTTTGACTGTGCCCAGTAAAACATTTTGCATATTGCCTTGGATACATCTGTATGCCAATCCTGACGGCAATGTGTTACCCTGTTGTGTAGGAGATTGGCAAAAGCCGATGGGTAATGTTCAGAACAAAAAATTAGAAGATGTCTTTAACAATGAAAAGTTTAAGCAGATGCGCACAAATATGCTGAAAGGCAAACGCTGCATAGAATGCACAGCCTGCTATAGAGACGAAGATGCTGGTAATAGCAGTTTTAGAAAGCATTCAAATGAGCAGTTTGAAAAATATATTGATGATGCAGTTTTAAACACTAATGATGATGGCAGCATGGACGATTTTAGGTTGCGATATTTAGATGTTAGATGGAGTAATATTTGTAATTTTAAATGTAGGAGTTGTAGTGGTACTTACAGTTCAAGTTGGGCCAAAGAAGAAGGCAGAGGTAATGTTTACACATTCGCTGGTGGCAATTCAAATGATGATCTATACAAGCAGTTCGAACCCCACTTTGACACTATAGAAGAATTTTACTTTGCAGGTGGCGAGCCATTACTTACAGATAAGCATTACGAAATATTAGAATACCTAATTAATCACGATCGAACAGATGTAAAGTTAAGATACAACACAAACATGAGTGTGTTAAAATATAAAGGAAAGAGTGTTTTAGACTTATGGAAAAAATTTAGTAACGTTATGATTGGAGCGAGCTTAGATCATTATGGATCTAAGGCTGAATACATACGGCACGGAACAGATTGGCCTTTAGTGGAAAGTAATCTAAAATTAATTAGGAAGGAAACTCCACATGTAGAATTGCATACAAACACGGTAGTATCTATTTTTAATATAAAGACTTTACCTAAGTTTATTCAGTATATTATTGATAATGATTTAGTCAGTACAAAAAATTATAACCCTAATTTTTATAATATAATGAATCCAGACTATTATAGTTTTAAAATAATCCCAGAAGAGGATAAGGTAGATATCATAAAATCCTTGGAAGAGTTTGCTACACAGCACGGTGGAAACATCAAATATGGAATGCAGGGTGTTATAAATGGATTACGAACATCGATGTATTCTCCCGAACTTAAAACAAAGTTATTGGTAAAAACAAAATATTACGATGATCTGCGCAAAGAAAGCGTAGAAGAAACTTTTCCTGAAATACAAGGATGGATTCGATGAAAATATACTTCGATACATTATTAAACAATGATTCTAATCAAAACAAATTAGCAACTAAAGGTAACACAGACTATTGGCTTGTTGCACCGGGTGCGCCTATTAAACAAAAGTGCATTAACATGAAACTAGATGTCTCGGAGTTAACAGACGTCAACGAAAAAGGAATATATTTTGTAGATGTTAGAGGAGATCCACAGTGGTGGGCAGGAGTTTTAACTAATGCCGGAGTCCCTCATAAACATATTTTGTCTTGTATACCAAAAGAAATAAGAAAATTAGTTAAAGATAAAAAAATTAGACTTGTAATAAATGCTGACAGAGAAGGTGGTCCGATGGTTACACAACATTGGGATTGTTTCTTATCTACACATAACGCTATAATTGATCTAGGGTTGCCTAAGGATAGTGTTCTAATACTACAAGGTAATAAAAAGATAGAACAACAATACCGTAGATGGAGAAAATATAAAGGTGTCGACAAGATATATGATGTAATGTATAGTAATCACTTTGGAAACATATTTGGAGATGAGAATTTGCCCACTAGTCCTGTTATAAAGTATGCAATGGCTAATCCTAGTAGTAAAGATTACAATAGTCTGAATAGAATATATCGTCCACAGCGAGGCGCACACTTATATAGATTAATGAAAGATGGCTTTCTAAGTAACGGAATAGTAAGCGGAAATGAAATAACACTAGGAGATAAAGATACAGAAAATTTAGTTGGTGACTATCGAGATATAACGAAAGAGTTTCCTAAGTTTATAGACGGAGACTGGAGCAAAACAAATGCTGCTAATCAGTATAACGTTGACATATATAAAAATAGTTTGCTCACAGTAATTACAGAAACTATATTCCTGCATGATGTTGGTTTTATTACTGAAAAGATATTTAAACCTATTACAATGGGGCATCCGCTTGTGCTATTTGCTAGCCAAGGAACTCTTAGATGTCTTGAACAAATGGGATTTAGAACAGATTGGTGTGGAATAGATCCT